AACATATGCAACAGTAGCAAGCCCGTCAATGATCACAAAGTGATGTTCGCAGTTGGACTGTACATTCACGTTGCGTTCAACGACCATTTCATCATAGCCCATCTTATTTGCAACAGTTGTACACTTAGGGAATGCTTCGTAATCAAGACCCCAAAAGATTTCGTTTGTATACATCTTAGCAACACGCTTTGGAGTGTCCACAAGACTGTCATCACTAAGATCAAGTCCTAGTGTTTCCATAATCTTTGCAAAGTGTGATTCGATAATTTCAATCTTGTCTTTACGATCAAGATTGTTTGGCTTAGTAGGAGTTTCAACTCCCATTTGCACGAGATATTCGTGAACTCGTTGACCCAATTCGGGATCGGTCTTAGTTTTATTGTATGACATTATTATTCTCCTTCCTTACACGGATAATTGTCAAATGTAGCGTAACCGTTGTGTTACGTTATTATTTATTACCTACGAACACGTTATTAAATTGTTTGTTTACCCGAACAAACGTTGTGCATTTGCTTAGATGCTTAAGTTCATTTGCACCAACATAAGTACAGGTGCTACGAATCCCTCCAAGAATATCAAGAATTGTAGCTTCTACTGGGCCCTTGTATGGAATCTCTACGGTTCTGCCTTCGCTACTACGATAATTTGCAATGCCACCGTGATGCTTCTCCATAGCAGTACCGCTGCTCATGCCGTAGAACTGAACTTTGCGATCTCCTTGTAAAATAGGATCACCTTCCTCAGTGTAGTATCCGGTTTGCTTCCAGCGAGTGAACATTTCTCCACCGCCTTCATCATGTCCGGCAAGCATCCCTCCTAGCATTACGAAATCCGCACCGGCACCGAATGCTTTAGCAACATCTCCTGGACAGGTGCATCCTCCGTCGGCGATAATGTGTCCCCCAAGCCCGTGAGCAGCATCAGCGCAATCCATAATAGCACTAAGCTGAGGATAGCCAACGCCAGTTTGAATACGAGTTGTGCAAACGCTCCCAGGACCGATGCCCACTTTAACAATGTCTGCTCCACGTAAAATTAACTCCTGTGTCATGTCTGCGGTAACAACGTTACCTGCAATAATTGTACGATCTGGATAGGTCTTGCGAACTAATTCAATGAAGTCACCGAATGCTTCGCTGTATCCATTAGCAACGTCAACGCAAATGAATTGAACTTGAGGATTTTCAGTCATAATAGACTGCAAACGCTCAAAATCTTTTTCACTAGTACCAGTGCTTACTGCATAGCGATAAGGTGACAATTCAGAAGGAATCGTTGCATTGGTCTTTACTAGACAAGTAAACAAATTAAGTTTGTCTAGTGCAGTTGCCATTTCAATAGTGCCTACACCATCCATGTTAGCAGCCATGATAGGAATACCACGCCACTGAACACGACTATGCTTGAACTTATAGGTACGCTCTAGTACAACATCCTTGCGACTAGAAAGAGTTGACCGCTTTGGACGAATCAACACATCACTAAAATCGAGTAGTACCTCGTTTTCAATTCTCACTGAATTGTAACTCCGTCATAACTAGGTTGAATGGTTTTAATTTGATCTCTGGACTCACTGATGGTATCTACGATGCCGTCATAGTCTTCTTTAGACAGTACCGTTTTATAAATGCTAAGTGCCTGTGCTACAAGCACACCTGCAACTTCAAGTGCATCATGCCCCTCTTGTAGCTTGGTAGCATGAATAGTCAGATATTCAGCATATAGCTTTTCCATATTAATACTTTGCTTCCTTAGAATGCTTTCGATAGTCAGTTGACATACGCAACCACTTATCACCCTTACCTTCAATGATGTCAATGATACGATCAACCGTCTTGTCAGTCCAATCACTGATCTTTCCCATGTTAACATGTGCCTTACGAAGCAACGGATCCAGCTTGTTCACAGCATCGTCAATCGACCAAGGAATATACATACGCTCACAATCATTTGCAAACGTCTCGGGGAAGCTACGATAAGCAGGATAAAGTACATTACATCCCAGAGCATCAGCTTCACTTACAGTATTCGATACCCAATCTTGTAGCGCACAGTTGAACACGACACGACTATCATTGAGGATTTCGTAATACTTCTGCTTGCTTAGATTTTCGTAGACAGTGAGTTTACCGGTATCTTGCATCTTACGAGTACGAGCCATGTAGCTTTCATTGTTTGACTTCAGCGAACTACCGCTGCAAACAACAAACTCTACATCCTTGCTAGGGAAACGTTCTTTCCATGCTTCAACAAGGTCCATATAGAAATCAGGCTGCTTCTCTTGATCCCAACGTGCAGAGAACACTACACGCAGACGGCGATCAATGAAGTTCCTAAGCTTGTCATCAAGACGTTGAATTACTTCATTCTTACCAAAAGCAAGACCGGAGATATTATAGATGGGAGCAGTCCAACCTGCTACCTTCATGTGCATTACCATTTCTTCGTTAGTCGCAAGAACTGCACCACCTGAGATAGAAACGATTTCGTTGACCATGCGCTCATAGTCACTCATCCACTTAGACATTCCCCAAACATGAACAAAGTCATCCGGATCAATTGCTTGAGCAAGGCAGCGAACAAAGATACGAGGGCGAAGATTATCGGGAACTTGGTTGATAATGTAGCCGAGGCTTTCAAAGCCTGGCTGGAACATGTCTTCGAAGTAGATTACGTCTTCATTAGTGACCTCACCTTGCTGCATCATCTTAACCAGATTCATCATCTGGCTCATCGCAAAGTAAGAGCGACCATGTGCATCAAGAACTTGACCGACTACAATCTTCTGACTGTCATCAAGAGTCTCTCCGGGAACATAAGTAACATCAAGCCCGCGCCGATCAAAGACACTCTTGTTCCAGTCGGTTAGTTGTAATGTATAACGAGCGTTATACGCTTCAAGTCCCATATAGTATAATCTACGCATATTATTTTCTCTCTATGTCTTCTTCAATGCACTCTTCGCCGTATTGAATCTCAATGATCTTCAACGGTTGATCTGTCTGATTAGATAGCCGGTGCCAGCTATCCTGTACTATATTAATATACTCGAACTGATTGTAATTTGCAACCTCTTCGGTGTCCGAAATCCACAGGGTTGCTGTTCCTTCTGCAACGAACCAAAGTTCGGACCGTTTGAAGTGTCGCTGCATACTTAAACTCTTACCCGAATCAACGGTGAGTTCTTTTAGCTTTACTTGAAATCCATTTTCATGAAGTACACGATAGTAACCCCAGTCTCGGTTAGTTTTAGGGGACTTCCATTCTTCAAGAATCCAGCTAGAACTATTAGCCTTATCTTCGCCACCTACACCGAACACAAATTCAAGATTGTCATCTTTAATATCCATTTCTGGAATATTATCAGCAGTACGATCACCGCCGTTTGCAAAGATAATCTTAGCTTTGGGATAAGTGAGCCTAACCCATTTGATTACTGCTTTACCAGTTCCATCGCGGTCATTGAATTCCACTGCTTGGTCTACACCTTGTATAGATGCAAGTATGTGACGGCGCTCACTAGAAGGCATGAATGACCGGCCCTTTTTACGGACCAGCCATTCATCACTGTTTACTCCTACAATAAGAAGATCGCCAAGATCACGGGCGGCTTTAATGTAACTTAAATGACCACTATGAAGCGGATCGAACCCGCCCGTGATAATGACAACTGTGTTATACACGCTTGCGGAAACTCTGGGTCTTATAGCGGGGCGGTGCAAAACTCTTGCGCTGGGCATTTTGCTCCGCTTGTTCCTTGAATCGGATACGGTCAACTTCCCATTGATCCTTCACAGGCTTACCTGCAAGAGACTTTTGGTATTGACGCCAGACATAACTCTGACCGCTATACAAGTCTCGTTCATCGAACTTATAACCGTATTCCCTACAGAAATCACGGTACAGCTCCAAATCGTTGAAAATCTGGTTAACGTTAGACTTGTTATTAAGATTTGCCATTGAAAAACTCCTTAGATGGCGATTGATTGTACAGGTTTAAAAATGTTGTAGTAGATTGTGGCACCGTTCTCACCGTCTTCTGAAACAGTAATCTCAATGTCACGCTTAGGATAACGAGTCGCAATCATGTCATATAGCTCATCGCTAACCATTTCACACGAACGATAGTCTAGTTGCATAAGCCCGTCGTTGAAACTCTTTTCGATCCAACGCTTGAACTGAATAAACTCGATGTCTCGGTCGTTGTGAAATACTTGAATCCCCACCTTGAAATGAAAGATGTGTCGGTGAGGGAAACCTAGAAAACTAACATCGAACTCATCGCCCGTTGCTAGTGCTGGATCAGTGTCTGCTCCAGGATACTTGTGAACACCTTCACGCTGAAAAGTTACCCAGATCATTCGCTTAGCCTGATCCTTAACTCTACTGCGTTGTTCTGCTTGAGCAGCAAACCTAGCTGCTGCCATGTCTTCAATATTCGTAGCCATCATCATATCCTGTTTCTTCTTCAGTATCTTCAACACTGAACAATTGATTAAACATCGTTTGAGCATTTATTGTCTTCTTACCAGAAAACCCTTGCCCTGCTTTCATCTGAGTCCAGAACTTACTATGTGATTCTAGCAAATCTAAACTCTTTTGTCTATCCTTAAGTGAGAAAATCTCATCAACAATTTGACCAAAAGTTCGACCATCGAACCGATCAAAGACCATCTTTGGCATGATACCTTGTTCGTAGCGACGATTTGCTTCCTGTACAGCAGTCATATGCTGATACACGTTATGTGCCTGAATGAGAGTATAGCTGAGAGTGTCCCAGCTAGTCTTAGTTTCTTTACCGTGTTGACCTAAGAAACCCTGACCACGATAGCAAAGGTCCTTCATCACCATCATATCCGTTACCGGACTATCAGTAAACACCTTGTGAATACCATCAGCTAGTACACCGTCACTGAACTTACGTGTGTCAGTTGCATATCTCTTTTCTTCGGCAGTCTTCTCCATAGCATACGTCCACTTACTGTCGTGTTCAAACGTATTGTTATTATAAGCAAGACCCTTTGCAGCAGCAAAAAACGGCGATGCACAGTCAAACGTAATCTGTAACTTTGGATTATGATACTTGCGAACAGCTTTCTGAACATCAGTAAAGATGACAGCATACTCCATGATTGAAGTACCAAGACAGTGAATCAAATCTTGCTTACCTTCTTCAAGATAGCCGTCATGAATGATGTTGATGATTCGCTTAAGCATCAAGTGAACATCGATCTTGTTTTGACCACCGAATGCCCAACCGTTGAATGCCTTGTCTCCGTAGACGTTAGTATCGCAATACTTCTTCATTTCTTCATACCAGTCATCAGACTGTTTATGATTACGCCCTTGTAGAACGTTTAGAAACTTGCAACGACCGTCACGATTAGCAACAAAGTATTCGTTGTTAATATGAGTAGCAGTGATTGCTTCTTCAATCGTGCTGATGCCGTGAGCAGACTTTCCGGTCTTCTTGTCAATGATGTGATACGTTGTCAACGACTGCGATGGAATATCAAGACACATGCCATAGTCCATGTATTCATCCATCCACTTGAGGACTTCTGTCCGCTTCTTCATTGCACGGGGACAGTTAGGATCCTTCCAGTCAGCAGGCCACTGACACTTGAGAATCTGGAAACCACCAGAGTCACCGAGTAAGAAAGTATTCTGCCGATCACGCTTACGAATGATAGATTCGTTGTTATCATTCTTTGTGATATCTAAGTTTGCGTGACCAGCAGAATACAGTCCCCACTTGTAAGTGTACAAGCCTTCCTTCTCATTGAGGAAATTTAGCTTCTCAACATCACCGTTGAATGCTGCAGGGATTCTCGCTGGGTCAAAATAGTTTTCACCTTCACGCTGCTTACCAAGCCCGGCGATGAAGAAAGACGAGACTGCTGGCAAAAACAACGCCCAATCTGGGTCATGTGATGCTGAGAGATTTACTTGTTCCATGTCTTATTCCGATTCATTACGTATGTTCTATAGCTCTTAATCACTAACTGGCTAGCTACTTTACCAGTGAATTCTTTTAACTGCTCTAGGGCAACAAATGAATCACCTTGTTCTTTGTAGATATCACTATACTTCATTATTAGTGTGTTGTCAAGAGAATCTTTAGGTACATGTACCTTGTAATACTTGCTAAAGTTACCGTATAAATCATTATCATCTTGATTTGACTTATACCATCTTTTAAGATCAATCTGTCGTTCTATTATCAGTTGTTTCCAAAGATCATCATTCAGGTTGTAACCTTTAGCCTCTAACTTTCCACGATAGTGTTTAGAAACCATAGTGTTTTTTGTAATATGATTGAATGCTATTTCCGGTAGATCGTCTTCTTCTACTAATATGATTATCAGTTTAACATTCGGAAGGCGGGTCCGAATAACATCGAACTCCGGATACATTTGAGTAGCTAGTATCCCATGATCGGAAAAACTCAACTCCTCAAACATATCTAGTCCAGCAAGATTAGGATCATTAGTAGCAGGATGCTTCCATGAACTCTCCCAAGGATATGACACGTGGGCAGAGTTTTCCGGAGTGAACAATATCTCCTCGTCTAAGTCATTAATCATCCTCCATAGCACTTGCGCTATGAGTTTTCCTGAAGTACCAGGAAAGAATGAAATAATGTACTGTTCACTCACGCGGTAACGTCATCCTGTATCAAATTCCGAACCATCTTGATTTTGTGATCAAGATTCTTTTTCTGTTCAACCAAATCAGCGATAGTTGGATTAGACTTTGATAATGCTTCAATTTGCATTTCTTGATTGCGCTTTTCTCTAGCCCAGTCAAGTAACGACTCTGCTTCTGGAGTCAATCCAATCGAAGCGTGGGATGTATTCAACTCTCTCCACAGTTGACCATCATAAACTTCAACATTCTGTGAGTTTGAATTGAAACGTAAATCACCTACGCCCATGTAGCCTGACATAGTGTTCATGTATGTGGTCGATGGCATTCCGCCGTTGACCATCACATATCTTCCTGATCCATTGACAGTCTTGATCATTACTTAGCCTGTGCGGGCAAGAGATAACGATAAGTTGCAAGACCACTGTCTACGACGATTTCAACAGCACCTGCGTCTGCCATGCGAATCTTCTTGTCGCCGGGAAGATCCATGATTGCAAGAAAGACCTTGACAGGCCAATTCCATGCACGAGACAACGTGCCAGCAACTCCCGGCTGGAAGACGAAGTTACCAGAGTGAGTAGAAGGATCACCGAAGTAAATCTTAAGATCACCGTTCTCAGTCTTAGCATTGAACGTGAGTTCTTCACTATTAGCAGAAGCCTGCTTCTTCAAACGACTGATGCCAGCAACAGTGGGTTCAAACTCAACGTCCCACGTAGCGCCCTTGAACTTAACGTTCTTTACCTTGTCTTCGACAATGTACTTGAGCATCAAGCGATAGTCATTAACGAAGTCGCCGGTTGCAGTCTCAAAGTGAATACGAACAGGAACATCCTTCTCACCATCACGATCTTCTCGGACGAGATTGATCTTAGCATTGGCATCATATTCATCAAAGCCGATGATAGTCTTTAACTTAGATAGATTAGGCATACCAAACGTGCCTGCAAATTCTGGAATCGGAGTCTTAAACGAACCAGAGATTACAACAGTCTGGTCGTCTGAATACGCACCGAATTCTGTTTCTTCATCGGTTCCTACGATCTTAACCAGATCAATGATACCGAGAGCATGTGTATGTTCAACTAGGTCGAGCAAATAATCTTTCATTGTGTGTTTCCTTTATTAGAAGTATTTAGGTAGTTATAGTGTGTATAATAGTGGATTTTTTTACGAAAGTCAATCTTTAGTTTAACCAAAGCTGAAAAGATCACTTACAGTACTATTAGTATTAGTATCCACGCGGATATTCCAGTTTAGAACACCCAATAGATTGTCGATCTTCTCATCAACTAGCTTTCGTTCCATGTCTAGATCATCGAAAGGTAGTTCAAGGAACCATTGCGGAAGTCGAAGTTCGTCTGTGGGATATGCGACAGAAGTAAAGCCGAACATATTATCTTTGAGCGAACATACGATAACCTTCATTCCGTCAACGATCTTCTGACTATACTGATCTCCGTTCATTCTGCGAAGATAGTTATAGTTGATAGCAGCTTTAGCATGACCAACTGCACACTTGCCAGTCTTCTCAAACTTGATAGTGTGATTGGTCAGATTGTTGACAGACTTCGGATTTCCCTTAGTCCAACTATCTTGCGTAGAGAGCCAAGTCTTGAACTCACGAATCTTGTCAACGACATCATCGCGGTTCTTACCTTCTTGAATGACCATGCAAAGCACTTGCATCAAGAACTCTTGAACATACTTCGGAGTGTCTGCACGTTTTAGATCAAGACCCATTGCCTTGACAGAACCAAGCTTACCATCATTGTCTTGACGCTTGCCTTCCTTATCAAAGATGTTGATAGCATAACGCTTCTTAGTGATAAAGATAGCACGATCACCGATCAACTCACGACCAGCTTTGATGATTTCACCGTTCTTACGAGGGGCGTGAAAAGCCTTCTCCATGAACGCAGGGAAGCTATCGTTAGCTTGGTCAGCGATGTTGTCATACAACTCAATGCATAGTTCCTTGCTCCACTCTAGCTCTCCCTTTTCAATTTGAGACTTGAGTGCAGGATACGCAGTGAAGTAGCAAGAGTCAGTATCTCCATAAACGATAGCTTTGCCATCATGCTGATAAGTACCTTCAACGATTTCATTGATTTGACTCATCATATGCTTGACAATCTGACGACCAGACAATGTAACGGACTGACCGATACGCTTATCGTAGAATCGGCAGTGTTCGTTCAAAAGTGCGCCGTATGCAGAGTTTAGCAGAATCTTACGAACAAGCTGACGCTTATCGTAATATTCAAACATATCTGTTCCATATGCTTCTCTGGCTAGCTTTTGAGTTTCTTTACGTTCTGAGTACCAGCGAGACAGAAGCCCTGGAATGATTCCTTCTTTCTCGTAAGTGAAGATGGTTCCATTAGCTGAAAGGATCCAAGGACGATGACTATCAAAGATCATCTTCCAGATTTCAGCAGCAGATTTTTCTTCGCTACGACCATCAGCATAATCAATCGTGAGCGTAGTTCCACGCTCTTGGTTCATCACAGCAGTATACTCTAGTGAACCAAACAACCCTTCCCAAAGAACAGCACCAGTGACTGCTTCTGCATCATCACCGTTCTTCTTCTTACGCTTGTCTTTAGCTAGTGAGAGGCTTTTCTCGGTCATATATTGATCAGTGAGCGTTTGCCTAATCTGACCTACAATAGTTTCGGGGGCCATGTTCAACGCACGAATAGCAGAAGGATACAGAGAGTTAATGTCAACTGCTCCTACCCATTCGTGAATGCCCTTGTGTGGAGTAGCAACATAAGCACCCGCAGCCTGTGAGACTTCGCCGTAAGATTCTTTACGCTTCTTGTCTGGAACGATGAATCCACGAGCATGTGCTTCGTTCATGACTGCCATTTCAATCATTGCCACTGATCCCATAACAGTCGGAAGCAGTACAGTGTTCTCATGTGCTAGTGCATTTGCAAGGTCAAGAAACTTTAGCTTGTTATGAATCTTGAACACGAGCATAGTATCCTGACGGTTATACTCAATGAACTTTCTAAAGTCCTTGTTGTATAGCTGATCCAGCGACCCTTCGTATTGAGTCTTTCGCTCACCTAATTCATACTCACCGATTGCGTCAAGTGAATAACTGTGACGAGATTCGTAGTTATACTTCTTGTAGAGTTGTAGATAGTCAAGATGAATACGACCAACGAAGTCATATGTCTGTTCTTCCTTACCGAAACGCTCATATGTACGAGTCTTCGGAAGCTGTCCCATCAGACAGAACCTGCGAGTATCATTCTTACTCATCACACGAGTAACACGATTCACCATGTAGGGAACGTCATACCCTTCCGAGTTCCAACCAGTAACAACATCTGCATCCTCGATAAGATCAAAAAACGTATCGAACATTTCGATTTCGCTTCGGAACAAGAACGTGTTCGGGAAGTCTTTGACCAACTCTTGTGCAGTCTCATCCGTCATGTGTCTCGGAGGAATTGCAAGAGTGATCAGTTGATCCAGCCAATCAAGGTACAACGTGATTGCAGTCACTGGATTGAACGGATCATCTGTGGGACTGAAACCACGCTCTGGGTCAAAGTCCACTTCAATGTCGAAGAAGCAAGTATGAAGGTTCGGAGGTTCTACGTTTAGGTAGTTTTCAGAAAGACACCTAAAGACCACATTAACGTCACTCTCGAACAATTGCTTGTTAGAGTGAATTCTGCGCTCCTTCTCGAATTCTGCACGTTTACGTGTAGAGAAACGAGTTACAGGGTCTCCGTAGATAGAACGTTGTTTCCCCTTTGGATCAGCGTAATAAAGAACATAGTTGGTACTATATTCCTTATAAGCCCGCTTACCCTCGGGAGTACGCTCTACTACGTAGACTCTATCCGCGCTCTGTTCTAAGATTGCGTCAATGTACGACATCAGCTAGTCTTACCGACTGTCTCCAAAATAGTATTAAGTTCTTCGTTTTCCTGATTAGTCTCTGCAAGACGAGACTTATGGGCAACACGAATTGCCTTCTTCAATACGCTAGGCTTAACTTCAAGTTCCTCAGCGATTGCCTTAATCGTGTCACTGAGACCTTCGTTAAGGGTTTCAATCTCTTGCATTACAGCCATACCCTCATTTACGAGTTGGGTCAGCTTTACCTTAGCTTCATTATTAAAAGTACGAGTTGTCATGGATTCTCCTTATAGTCTAGTTAGTATAACAGACTACGTAGAGAATTCAACTATATTGGTTACCTTATTGATAGATGTGATGATTCTTTTCGCCGTAAATCTTCATATATTTACCAGCTAACATGTCAGCCATCGCTTCTATAGGCGATCCGGGATAAGAATCCCCAGGCTGAATCATACCCAATTCGCCCTGACGGCAATGTACGATTTCGTGGAAGACGGTGCGAAGGATATCTACTAGATTACGATTTGCTGCGTAGACCCAAATAGTTGGATCACCCATAGTGTGACGACCAGTGTGATGATTGTCTTGTGCTTCCTTAGTATCGTAGCTTAGATCAATCTTAATTGGGTTTTCTAGATGAACACGGCGCATTGCCCATTCAGCAAACTTCTCGACTTCAGCCTTAATATCTAATTCGCTGCTGTCAACCTCTTCTTCCTTAACATCCTTGATCCAACTATCGGGAGTCTTCTTATACTTTCTAAGAAAAAGATCGTGTAGAGCCTTACCAGTAATATGATTCTTCTTGGCAATCTTACGCATCAACTTGTCAATGGAGTTGTAGTCATGCTTAGCCAAACTGGGTAGTTCTTTGGCTAATTCCATAACGGCTGATTCGGCAAGTAGTTCGGTTGCTCTCATTCAAGTATTTATCTTAACTTTTTTAGAAACTCAGAAGTCTTACTAGTTTTAATTCCAGTAATCTGAAATGTGACTCTAGGATGATGTCCGGCATTAGCAGTACAGTGCGGGATATTGGCCCAATCAAAAGAAGTCACATCGCCCGCTGACCAGTATTTCATATTATAGTTGCCGTACTCCCAAAATTGTCCGGGTTGCCAATCAGTGAGTTGGACAAGGATTCGCATAACTTTACTAGGATCTTCTGGATTCCACTTTTGTAGCTTGTCGATATGTCGGGTCCATACCTGTCCAGGCCATTGAACATGGATACGTTCCATACAATCATCCAAACCAAACTGCTCAGTAATCTTGTGTAGACTTTCGGGTATGTCCCAGTTCAGATGCGTGATAATCATCTTTGGATCAGCCCCTGTCCGTTCAATGTCATACTCTTCGGCTATCAAGTCTTCTCTTGGGCCCGGTATTCCTTCACCCTTATATCCACGAGTTTCCCAAGTAGCCGGTCTACTGTTTTCAATGATAGCAGCAAGATCATTTTCCCAAGTATTATCTATCCTACCGTGATGTTTGAGAACATCCCAAGAGAAGTCTGTTTTCTTTGGATCAAAATGATACGTACTGTTCGCTACAGTATCGTTCCAGCTACTTTTCATATCACTCCTACTTGTATGTCAGCACTTTTATAATTTTGCCAATATCTTTCAGGAGGTGTTTCGATAGTCAAATGAGCAGCTAGATCGATGTTAGTCTCAAGTTCTCGCACTTTGTATTTGTCCCAAGCAGCACGAATGTCTTTGTTTTGTTCATTGATCTTGTATGACATTATACGTAAATCTTTATAGTATTGATTATACGTGGGATATGTGATATTGAAATGACCACACCGTACCCACCATCCTAAGCAAGCATCATCTGGACGATGCACTAACACGATAGGGCATTCAGGCCAATTTTCTTTGATAAAGTCAATATGATGAGCAAAAACGTGGCTCTTGATGATACGCACACCCTCACCGTTGAATGGCTTATCGAATTCTCTCTCACAATCTTCTTTGCTAAACGACCCTAAGTCATCAAAGAATTTACCAAACTCCATTCCAGGATCAAAGTATGCACCTAAGTGCATTAACTCAACCGAACCTGATGCATCATGTCGATATGTTCTTTCTTCACTATAGTCAGTCTGATCTACTGAAGGACTAAAGTAGATATTCTTCACTACGCTGCTCCACTTTGAGCCAGGAGCTCCTGCTACGAATATATATTTTCTCATGTTCTATCCTAATAAGTTTAGTATTTCATTTGGCAACCAAGGATCACTCATTCGTTCAGGATGCCATACTATACCAGCTAGCTTGCCGTCAATGAATGCTTCTATGTTGCCCTGCTCATCAAAACAAAGAGGAGTTGCAGACCCGTGCAATCTTGTGATTGCCAAGTCATGATGACTGTTTACCTTAACCATGCTGTTATTGTATATAAGACTATGTTCTACGTTTCTATGTCCCTCTACGGGTTCTAATATTCCACCTAACAAATCAGTAAGAAGAAATGCACCATGACACACCCCTAAGACAGGCTTGTTTCGTTGCATCATGTGAGTAGCGAGTTTGATTTCTACAGTTCTTCTCAGTGTGCTATCGTCTCCACCAGTAATAATGAACAAATCAGTGTTGTCTGCTAAAATATCAAATGGTATGTTTAAAGCATTTGGTAAGAAGAATAGTTCATGTGCTTGTAGAAAGGTATACCATCCATGCTCAATGCAATCATACGCAATGCCGTTATGATACATCAAGCGTTGGCTTAGTACTATTTTCATTCTAATCCTCTTTCCTTTTTAGGTTTGAGTCCATTCCAAACACGCTCATCTAACCAATACTCATCAACATACTTTACATATTTAGAATTAGCATCCTCATTACTATTAATAAATCTCATTAATACTTCATTCTCGTAATCAATGGGGAAGTTTAGAATCTTACTAAGCCATTTCAAGTAATGCTCTTTGTGCAAAAAGAATGCCTCATGATCCACAAAGTGAACAGGAAAGTCACTATCTAGTAATCTTTCGTAGTATTGTAGAGCAGTGTTAATTGTTATTTCTTTCCTCACACGCTGTTGCTGTAGCTTATTGATGTTTTGATCTCGGACGATTATACCTATAGAAACTTCAAAGCCAAGTTCCTTGGCTTGTTCGGCAAACTCTAGAATTTTAGGAACTTGCCTTACCCCATCATAGACGAAAGGAACAGATACGTTTGCTACCCAATGCTGATACGCTGAGAAGTCAAAGTCGGACAGTTGTTCAGGATGTACCCAATACTTTGCAAACGTTTCTTGGTCGCTCGGTATCCAGTACTCATCTTGCAGTTCTTTCCAACCACCCACATCTTTATGAAGGCTAAACAATCTACTGAATAGATGGTTACCTGATCCCTGCGGACCCGTTATGATTAGGAGTTTCTTAGTTTTATCAGGTCGATCGGTAGACATGTTTTAATCCATCTTCTGTAGTAAGTAGAGATAGCAGCTTCGTCAAACCCAGACAAGTTTAACCAGGTGTATAGTTTGCTAATCTCGTTGATAGTTCTTTCTTCACTAAAGTAAAGGTTATTGTCGAACCAATATACATCTAATTCTTTATCACTTAGAAATTCTGACAATTCATTATCCCATAAGGTAATGCTATCTAACTTTTCATTTTCTGAATAAAAGGTCCCTGCTCGTAGTCTTCTAAAATTAGTAGTATTCTTAAACGCTATTATTTTAGCATTGCTCCATACAGTTAGCATATTAGTTAGATTGTTTATAACATGTGAACCTATGAAAAACTTATAACGGTTATGTGATAAACGATCAACAGTATCGTTTAGCTTTAAAGTTACTCCTCTCACAGTTACAATCTTTGCTGCTGCGATGTAGGGCTTTTCCCATTCTAGGTTCACTTTTTTGTAAGGTGAATAATCAATTTCAGTGGAGCTGAATAGTTGAACACACCCCAACTTCAAGTCATTCCATAGTTTAGAAGTGTCGTAGCGATGGTTATCCAAAGCATTCATTATATAATCAATCTTATCTGAATTATTGAAGGTCCCTTCAAGTTGTTTGTCTGCTAGAATTGCATCTTGGAATACTGCATCATCACTTAGACCCAAACAATTTACTAGAAACTTGCCCCCGGCAAAACGAGGGTACGATGATATCACTAAATTGTCAGTATTGAAATTTATATTCACTGCGGTTTCTCTGTGAATGTAGTACCGAACTTGTTACCATTATCAAGTTCATTGTACTCTATATATTGAATGTATTTCTCATTAGGATCCTCTGCTAGTATTTCATCAATACGAGGGTCATCCCAAGCAACGGGAATGTTGAGTTTTAAACTCTTGAGATAGTCTTGCTTATAAAGATACAATAATTCATATGATAAGAACACTGGATCATCTATGTCACTTAGTTGTGATAAGAGATACTGTATCGTCGTTCCAGTTCTGATTCTAGTTTGCTGATTTCGGAGGATCGTTTGGTCTCGTCCGCAAACGACAAAAGTAACATCAATACCGAAGGAACGCACAGTATCAGCAAAGCCACGTATATCAGGATTCCAAATGGGATTAATCTCAGATCCATGTATGCCCAGGGGGCAACTGATAGAAGTAAAATATAAGTCTCTTTGAGACCAATCGAAAGTTTTGAGTAGGTCATGATTTTTCCAATGTTGTGCAAAGGGTTCGGAGAAGCGATGCGCTTCCCAATAGTTTTCTAAAAGCGATTTCCAGCCATACACTTCGGGATGAAGTGAAAAGATTTTAGACCAGAGATGATTTCCAGCTCCTTGTGGTCCGGTGAGAATAAGAAGTTGTTTTTCTGCCATTATGTAAGTTGGGGACGGGACCCCCGTTTCAAGTGAGGGTATTGTTTGTCCGTCCCCAGTCTTTCTTTACCAGCCGTATGCTTCGTTTACAAGAGCCTTAGCAGCAGGAACTTCAGTAGTGTTCTTGCACGAAATATCAAACAAGTCCTTACGCATTGCTTCTACTAGAGTTGCAATACGAGTCTGTGTTGCTTCGTCGGTTGCGAGTTCTTCTAACTTACGAGCACCGATCTTGCTATGGAAACCCTCGTCCTTAGCGATCTTTGCATAACGTGAAGAAATGAATTCGTCTTCGATGCAATCTGCCATCTGATCCCAAACTGCTTCTGCACGGCCTTCAGCTACAAGCTGATATGCAGCAAGAGCAGCTTCGTCAGCTTCGGCTTCGTACTTAGCAAGAAGGCCAGCGCCCTTTGCAGTTGGCGTTGCAGCTTCAGCAGCGATTGCGGCTTCTACGTCAAGTTCTGAACCAGTGATATGTTCGATCACTTCCTTAACCATACGGAAGTGTACTGCTTCGTCATAAGCTTGCTTTGAGAGAAGCTGAAGCTCAACAGGGTCAGTGTTAGCTGGAAGATTTGCTACCTGATTAGCAATTTCAACCATATTCATGCGCTCATTGACCATGCGGCCGATGAAGTGATCTACGAGAGCTTCCTTAGAGGGATTGCTTTCGAAATAAGCCTTAACGTTCATCTTTGATGCTTCAAAGAGTGCCTTGTTATCAGCTACGATCTTAGCTACGAAATCTTTTGATGTAGTCATTTGCGTTTTCCTTTAGTGAGTACGTTTCTATGATAAGTATTTAATAATTTTCTCATCATGAGAATATTTATCATTACTTACGGGAAATTTGGATGAACAACATAATTTTTGGACTGTTGAAGGAAAATTTGGAAGAAGCATTTAAGCTTCCTAAATTCTCTAAACTAGTGTTTGATAAGGACACTATAGTAGATGAATTACCTTGGACACCTGCACGGTATCGCAAGTTCAAGGATGCTATTGAGAATGAGTTAAACTTGAATTCTGACTTTGTAGGGTCACTTAGTGGGATCACTGATCAACTGAGCGAACGCTATATCAAACGCTTCTTCGGAGAGATTTGGAGGCCGCGCACTGACGAATTTACTTATACCGGTTGGCAGTTAGTGGAGGAAGTCAACAAGCTATTACCGCAATCAGTTCTTGACGTAGGTTGCGGCTACCATCCATTTAAGGGTAGAATTCAGAACATTGTGGGTATTGACCCCTACAATAACTTAGCAGATTATCAAGTTGATATCCTAGAGTATCAAGTCAAGTCCGAATCACATGATGTTATTATTGCTTTAGGATCAATCAACTTTAACAGCAAAGATGAGATTGAAGCACGTTTTAGTCATTGCGTTGACCTATTGAAAAAGGGAGGAAGATTCTATTTGAGAGCTAATCCAGGTATTCCTCACAAGAACGGACCCTATGTAGAAATCTTCCCTTGGTCTTTTGCTGTCGTTAATGAATTTGCTGAGAAGTATAGCTTGAAATTACTAGAATTCAAGAAGGATTCGAACGGTCGTTTATACTTTGTGTATGAGAAATTAGATTCTGAGTAACAATGCGATCTCGGGGGGAATCCAAGGTTTAATCATCCGTTCTGGATTCCACAACACACCGGCAACATTATCTTTTATGAATGCTTCGGTGTACCCATTATGATCAGTACACAGTATCTCAACACCTGCTTCGTTCTTTAGAATACCGGTAGCATGATCTCCTGTTACTTCTAACACTTCGCCGTGATAGATTATAGGATAGTTTACTGTTACGTGTTTCTTTATTGGCTCTAGAGTAGCACCCAATATGTCAGCTATTGCTAATGCTCCCTGAGCAATTCCTACTACAGGCTTGCCGCGTTCCATCATCTTGTTTGCTAAACTTAGCTCTACGCTCTGTCTCAATTCAGAAGAATCGCCACCGGTAAGTATCAGCGAGTCTATGTTATCAGCTACAAGGTCGAACTGTTGATTATTTGTGTTGGGTAGAAAGTAAAGGCTATGTCCAGTAAGGATCGAATACCAACCATGGTCGATGGCATCATGAGGTCTACCATTGTGGTTCAATATCTTCTGACTAAGACCAATTTTCATGTATGTATTTAATGCCCAAAAAATAACGGCGAGAATTTCTTCCCGCCGTTATATAGTCCACAGTTAGTTTAAATTAAAACTTCTGTGCAATCGCAATGCCGATAGCATCGATGTTTGCAGTACCACGAGTGCGGTAATAGTTTGCAGTTACCGAAGTATTTTCACGAAATGCATACGAAAGACCTGCATTGAGACGATCAGTTTTTACACCAGATGCATTCTCGAAACCCTCGCGGTGACGATAACCAGCTACAACCGAGACTGGACCATATACATGACGGCTAGCCTTTACACCAGCGCCCCAAAGTGTATAGTTTCCGCCAGTTACGACATTGCGGTTACCGACTCTAGTAGTTACCTTGTCAGCAAAAGCTTCACCAATCTCACCGTATGCAACAGTGTGGATTCCGAGAACTTCCGGAAGGACGTAGCCTGCCTTCACTGATACTCTAGTCTTAGCAGAGCCGCCATCTTCTGGCTGACTCACCTGGACTTCAGCACCAGCTACTACATTAGTAGTTACATCGGCCATGTACTCAAGCTTATATGATGTAGCGTCTGGACGACCTGAACGGACATCATTGAACTTCACTTCGCCTGTGATAGTGTCAGCCATTGCTGGGGTAGTTACAGCAGCCATTGCGAGTGCTGCGATTACAATTAACTTCTTCATACTTTTATGTTTCCTTTTAGGTTAAAAGTACTGCACATTTTTGATATGCAGCTAATAATATTTAACTCTGTAAATGTGTGTGAATTTTTTTAACGGGCATATTCATTTTGATGTTGCCCTAAATACTCCATCCCAATTTGCTGGGGGAGTGTTCTTGTATTCCTGGATGCGTTCTAACATCGCATCATAATACTTATTTAGCTCATTGTTCCAACATGTTTTCAAGTCATTAGCAAATCTTTCAGCCACATCCCAGTTACCCTTACGATATAACTCTAAGAACTTGTTATGCTGTTGTTCAGCCGATGCGTCACTAAATGGTAAAACTGTGTATATTCTAGCAGGCTCGGTCTTGCCCTTAACTGCTATCAAGTCTAATTCTACTACTTGGTACGTGTCCAAAACCGCGCTAGCAGTCTTGGGTCCAATGATAATTTTAACGCCATAAGGTTTGCTTTGGCCCTCGAGACGAGATGCAAGGTTAACGCCGTCCCCCAAACAAGTATAGTCGAAACGCTGATCACTACCCATATTACCGACAACAACAGTATCAGTATTAATACCGAGACCCATTCCAAAAGCTGGTACACCTTCTTCTTTAATTTCTTCATTGAATTTTTCCAATGCCTTCATCATTTCAAACGCAGTCTTAACTGCATCTTTGGCGTGTTGATCGTTGTTGACTGGTGCATTCCAGAACGCCATCTGAGCATCGCCGATATATTTATCTAGCGTTCCGTTGTTCTCTAGAATTGCTTTCGTCATAGTTGTCATATAACGGTTCATGATCTTTGTCAAGCCCTGAACATCTTTACCGTAGTGTTCTGAGATAGAAGTGAATCCACGAACATCAGTGAACATGATACTAAGTTCTACTTCGTCACCGCCTAGAGACAATAGTTCTGGGTTTCTCTGAAGTTTTGCAACAAGGTCTGGGCTTAAATAAGTGCCAAACTGCTTTTTAATTTGTTGCTTTTGTAGATATTCACTGATAAACTTAACACTATATACATGCATATAAATAAGAAGTGCAGCAAGAATGTTGAATGAAATATCAAATAATATCTTGCTATGACTGAACAAATATATAGGTGCATACATATATCCCGCGATCAATAAACCGATCCATACGATAGAGTAACGCACGTTAGACAGACCGATGACAGCAAGGGAAAGAACAACAAATGCTAAAAGATCAACAAGACCTACCCAGTTCGGAATCGACACTGCATCACCGTTTAGCAGAGTTTGAAGAACACTCGCTTGCAACTGATGGGGATACTGGGCACCTGAGGGAGTCGCTACAGGGTTACTTAGACCACTGGCGGTTACACCAAGAATTACAATTTTCCCAGTTAGATCAGGAACCTTCTCACCAACCTCAAATGACTGAAACTTATAATTTGGGTTGATAAATACTCTACCGTATTCATCGGTATCTATTTTTCCGAATTGAGGAACACGCAATGCTTCAACCCCAGTTAGACTTATTTTCGCTTGATACGACGGATCACCCGCAGCAACACGCAACACTTCAAGAGCAAATGCAGGATAGTATTCGTTCTTTGAAGTCCCTATTAGAGGGATTCGACGCACTACCCCGTCAGTCTCTGGAAGCGAAGTTGTTATACCGACGCCTGCAGCACCTTCTTGAAGCATTGAAATATTATCAAGAACACACGGATAATTCGGGAGAAACTCAGTCGGTTGCCCGTCTCCAATTACAGCAACGCCTGTACGACGAGTCTGAACGTTATTCCTAGTACAAGTGTCAGATAGAGTCTGACTTAGTACAACTGGATATTGTTTTAAGGTATCTGATAGTACTCTGTCAGTCCCCATCCGATCAGGCTCAGACATAAGTATAGTAATGCCAACGATACCAGCGTTTGCCCCATAAAGATCCCTAATAATTTTGCTATATGTTTCCCTTGGAAACGGATACTGTCCATATTTTTCAATTGCCTTCTCCCCGATATTTGCAACTACAATTTGCTCTGACTTAACCGACTCACCCAACATCAAATAGTCATAGTACTTTAACTTCATACTATCAACTAGGAACGGATTCATCAACTTTATTGATAGCAATAGCACTACTGTAGCTACAGCTAACCACGGTGATAATAAAATTTTACTCGCTTTGTTTAACATTGATGATAGTTCCTCCGGCCGGTTCGTTTATTTCAATTAGAAATGATTTTCCATTACTGTCAATGAATAGTGTTTTATTTGAATCCTTCTTCACAACAATGTCAACTGTTGTACTGAGTGTTCTGGCAAGTCGTAAATAGTCCCCTGACATGATAGTAGTAATCTGTGTAGTATTATTAAGACCAAATGTAGTTCCGCAAAGTTTCGTATTGTCTTTTGTCACACAGTCATTCCCATCAGCGGAATCAAGAAAATCTTCCGCTAAGAAGTCTGAGTTAATCGTATTGATGTCAAGTTCTGAACTGGCTAGCTGATTTTCCTGTAGATCATCTTTTGCGAGGTAATCGATATCAAGTTCTGACAAATCTAATATGTTAGCTTTAGCTTCAGCCATTTCTTCTGACTTAACTTCTTCCGCAGGAGATACAATTAACATATTGTCAATCTGATCAAGGGTTAGATTTAGAATAACAGGCTTAGATGGGCTACTATCTGCGGTAGAAACTATAGTAGCTTGAAATGCTTTATTAAGAATGACCACACCAGCAGCATTTGATACTGTGATTTCTCCGACTGAGCCGTCTGGTTCTGGAAGCAACATTATGAGACTCTTTCCGAAATCATCTACTGTTGCTGCAAAGTCTGTACCTCTAACAGCTATAGTTGCTGTGGGTGTTCTAAGATTGATGTTACCTTTGTTCATCTTACCGGACTGTCCTGTCGCAAATCTAACAGTTCCGGATGCAAACTTGAGAGCCATTCTTGAAGTGGATGGCTTGCCACTGTATACGAAATCGTCAATCACGAGTTTAGAGTGTTCAGTAACTTTGACAGTGGAGTCATCTACGAAAGTTACTTCAACTCTACCATTACCAGTCTGCACCTTGTCCATTTTATCTATAGGTAATTGAGGTCGTACAGGCAGCTTTGTGACTTTCCGTACGACCTCGCTTACGCCTCGATTTTGCGTAACCTTACCTATATTAGCATGGGCCTCCGGCGTTGCACTGATTAATAGTAATAGTACTGCCGCTGCTCGTGCTATCGATCTTAAGTGTATCGACATTATTTGTACTCGTCTGCTTTATTTCTACCGTATTAGTATTACCGGTAAGAATCATTTCAATGTTTTTTCCGGCTGTTCCATTTTGGAATGTATTAATATTGTTTCCATCACCTGCTATTGTCTTAGTGTTCACTACGTCATCTGCGTTTATAGTAGATACAAGTGTGTTTGTATCACCGATTATCTCAATAGTTTGAGTAGCACCAGTAGCTGATGCCGCAGTGCCTTGATTGAATGTAAGATTATTTGTACTACCGGTAACTACTACTGTTTCAGACGATCCAGATACACTGGCAGCATCACCGCGATCATAGGTTATAGTGTTGCTATCACCAGTAACCGTAGTATCAGATGAAAAATTATCTGCCTGAACAATAGCACCCTGAATAAGGTTATTGTTACCTTCTTGTGTTGTATTAAGTATCTGTCCGTTACCGTTAAGTATTAGTCTATTTTGTTCGGATCCGATTCTATTGTTCTGTCCTTTTTGAACAATAGTAATATTACTGTCATCCCCTACCTGTTCAATATAGATTGAATTAGTTGTTGATTGCGGCTGCACTGATTGTGCTAACGCCAACGAACTAGTCATCATAGCCATAACGAATACCACTGATTTAAAATTCATTGTTTTGTTTCCTTATATGTAAAGTACCCTTTCTCGACACCTTGCTTGATCAACTGTAAAACTGCTTCTTCTGTGGCCATCTTAACTGCCATTGTATTTGCTTCATTCTCTGACATGCCAGCTTCTGCTTCAACTAGTTTCGTACCAACATCTACGAATTTGAAAAGAGAGAGGTCTCTTCCTACAGATAACACAGTTTTTGAAACTTGCACGTTCAGAATTATTTCTCCGGTATTAGTATTTACCGCTCTTAATGCTACTACTACTTGATCTTTTCTATAACTAGTTGTCCCGCCTATACCGAGATATCTTGCCCCTATTCCACCGGTCTGTATATTAGTATCATAACCGATGATGCCACCCTGGACAATAAGACCAGCAAATAACATTGGTTGTAGTTTATTTGCACCTTCACCAACGTATTCTTCACGAGTTGTACGAACAATCTGACGCTCTTTTGCAAGATCATCTACACGATTACGCTCTACTACTCTAAACCATGTGCCGCCGCCTGCATCTTTAAGTGCAGCTATCAACAGAGTAGTTCCTCCTTGTGTAACAGCGGTTGATATACTTGCTATACCATCTTTATCTTTGCGTTGTCCTGTCATATCAGGAAAATCATATACTGCTACAACAGCTTGTTGTACTGGAGCAGGAAGATTATATAACTCTTTTATCTGTGTATTAATCCTCACTGGATCTTCTTTTAATTGAAGACCAGCAGGTCCAGACGCCACACAACCACTTAATAATAGTGGTAATACAAGAAGTTTCCAATTCATTACCATTTAAATCCGCTAGTAGGAACTATGATTTCTGTTTGATTGCCGTTGTCATCAATGATTATTAGTTTAATCTCAGTGTCAGTTTTCTCATACTTAATCACATTACCCTCAAGAGTAAATTCCCCAGAGTCTCCGGCTGTTTGTCCGAATAGATTGTTAGTTAACTGCTGAGCCAACTGTGAGTATATACGAGATTGTAGATTGTTCAAAAAGCGATTTAGAATAGAGTTCTTTTCTTCAAGAGCTTTTGCTTTGAGTTCAGCTTCTATCTTATCCTGTATGGCTTTCTTGCGTAGAGTCTCTTGGTTTTCAATCGTTAGCCATTGCGCTCCGGCGTTATTGCCAGAGAACGATGGATTTTTAAATTGATATACTATCTCGGTTGCTTGCACAGGGCTGCATACAAGTAGCAATAATACTGAAACTCTTTTCAGCATAGCCTTATACCTTTTTATCCTGTTCTATTACTGCATTGATTATCTTTTCAGCTTCTATACGTTCACGTTCAATGGATTTACCACGCAGATGTAGTACAGTGCTTACTTTCTGAGTTAAACGAATCAAATCATTGTCTAACATTCTGATACGATCAATCAAGGCGACGAGTGTGTTGTTCGCCTCACTCAACACAGGCTTAACTTCGGTAGTTGCCCACTTCCATACATAATATACAAAATATCCCATGCCGAAAGCAGCAACGATGGGAAACCCATACTCACTGATTAATTTAGCTATGTTTGGTCCCATTAGTCTTTCCTCGCATCATCTTTACCGTCAGAACGTGAGATTCTGTCTACGTCTGGCTTGAGTCCGAGTGCATTAGAGACCACAGCATCAATACGAATAACGTCATGGTTCATTGTCTTAACACGATTGTCAAGCGATGTAATGATGTTTTTCATTCCACTGACGCTACCGGTTACTCCGGCAAGAATAAATTTCAACGTCAGGAATACAAAATACCCTGCTGCTATTGCTGCTGCAATAGGAAAACCTACGTCGGCAACCAGTTTGAAAAAATCACCCATCCCACATCATCCTTCTTTTAGTAAAATAAAGCCCCAGCTTTCACTAGGGCTTATTTTTATTTAGTGATAGGAATGGGAAAATAACTACATATTTATTAGTAGATGCTGCGGGGAGCAGGGGAGCGGTTGAAACCCTGAATTACAGAGATGAAATCATCTTTGCTCTTAGCAGCAACGCTCTGCATTTCTTCACGATCCATCGGCTTCAGGTCACTGTACTTATGCATGAATGCAAGGATGACGTTCATAGGAATGTTGAACTTCTTACCATCCTTGAAAGTGATAGGATAGTTACCACCAACGTCAACAGCCTTCTTCAACTGCATCAGAATGTGAGGGATTTTATCCTGATCAGGATCACCGACGATTTCATCTTCATCGTCCCAATCGTCGTGCTTAGATTCGTTGAGTACTTCTGCAATTTTCATTTTGCGTTCCTTTTATCTATTTATCACGAGCGACTGAATAACTACTATAGCAGGATCCTATCCCGATGTCAACCTTTTTCTTCACCTTTTTCGAAGATTTCTACCTTCCAAGCAGCTTTGGCCTCATCACGCTTTGCCTTGCGGATACGCAGCTTGCGCTCCTTAGAACCGGGAGCAGGAAAGCAGCAGTTGCAGTTGACACCGCCGATTCCGACCTGAAGATGCTTGTTCATGCTGTATTCCGTTGCGTCTGTCTATGATTCAATATAGCAGAATGGGTACCCGAAGTCAAGCCTTTTTTACAGAAAAAAGCGGTCCCGACACATAATTTTCACGAGATTGGTTCATCATCCCGTCTTGTAACTCTTTGATTATATTGGGGGTAAGATGTCTAGCTCTCCACCCGTTTTTGAGCAGCAAATGAACTTCTACAGGATCGTCACCTTCTAGCTTTTGTACAGCTATCATACGATTGCGACCCTCATGGCCTGTGATCTTAGCAGGTCGTGTGAAGTCATCCTGCTCCCAATCGGAGGGGATATCTATATCTAGAAACGGGGCACCTAATGCTCCGCCCTGTTGAAGATAATTTACAATGTAATCTACGCTGCGCGGTTCTTTCAGCGGCAATGCTAACTTCAAGAATGTGCTAGGCTTCATCATAACACGTAAACCCATGTAATCAACATTTTGATTATATGGAACTGATCCTAAACCTTCTACATTATCTACTTTATATTCTGATAATCTGTCCGGTAATGTGTAAAATATGTGATTTCCAATAGTCGCTGCACGATCAAGTTTGGTCCTCCAGACTGGCTTAACACTAGTGGTATGATAATAAACTGCACCGTTAGTAGGATCAGGTGCGGTGCCAGCTACGATCTTTTTTGCAATATCTTTAGCTTCAAGCCAGGCTTTATAATCCATATAATCGCCGGTATCTTTAAACTTAGCGAACCATTCATCAAATGGAGTACCATCTGGAGATTGTTTAAGTCTGATCAATTTATCATACTGCAATATTTCACTAAGACGATCTCTATTCGGATCCCCTTCGTTCCAGCAACTGAATTGTTTTGGTTTAAGAGCTACTCCGCGAATGCCGGAACCAAACATTTTTGCGTGTTCGACATCTTCTGCACGATTATTGATGACATTCCCTACAGCTAACATTCCAGTAGGACCGTGACTACGAGCTTCACCCCAGATAGTCTGTGCTAATACTCTTACGTCAGGATTTTCAACAGTAGCAGCTACAGGTGGCTTAACAGAAGCCTTGGGCGGCGCCATATGATTTGCACCCACGACTAAAGCACCAGCAGCACCTAGAGCACCGACAGTTTTCTTCCAGTCTTCTTCTAATTCTTGTTCGGTGATGAATTCAGAAAGTCTCATCTTTTAGTTGTCCCTGCATTCCAATAACTGCTGCCTGGTGCTTTTCTAACGTAAATTTTATCTTTGATGAAATCTGCCATTCCGCCATCTGTGCTGTATTTACGAGAAGGAAATTCATCACGTACTCTGGATGCTATTACATCATTTACATAATCAAGAGTCAATGCGTCTTCACCGTCAAATTCACCGTTTTGAGTTGCTTCTTCAACATACTCTTTAAGTTCAGTTGCAGTAGGTCTTATTGCACCTCTGATATCTTTAACGAATCGTCTTGCTTCATCATTATATTCAAGGTAACCTCCATCACTTTTTTCTACTTGTTCCCGGTCAATCTCGCCATTTTCGTCGGCATAGTTGTCTAATAGATAATTTTGATATCCGTCATCATCGCTTTCCCATCCAGAAACTATTTCCCACATCTTGTCTTCGGCAATCTCAGCTATCTGTTCAATAAGAGGTTCAAGGACATCATCTGGTGTAAACAAAATCCAATTTTTAATTTCAGGTTCGTTCTTTAAGAAGAATTGTGTTAGTTCAGGAAATCTTTTAATTATGTGTCTAAATGAAACTGGATCATCATTCTCATCCATAAATGAATTGGATTGGAAGTGTAGCTGATATTTCTCACCTTCATACTTTGGCTTCTTTGGAATAAGAATATAGAGTTTACCCTGACGATTGTACTGATCAAAGTAGTTCTGTCCCCTCGTAGCAGCAGTACACCAACGAGTGCCACGACCATATCTACATGAAGCAGCTTCATCGTGCGGGACAATAACTTGAACATTTCCGTCTTCGTAAACCTTAGATGCACTACCCTGCTCTTGTTCTTTACCCTGTTCAACGTCATCTAGGTTGTTGTATTCGTTCTCCATAGTATCTTCAAAGTCTTGATAAAACTTGAAACGATTTATATCAGCATGTTCGGGCTTGATCATTCTACGCTTCTTAGCAAGGTCGTACAATCGTATCATGTCATTTCGGTTAATATCTTCTATACGCAAGCCGCCACCTGCTTTTGCGTACATTTTGGCTAACCAAGATGTATAAGCTTTATTTGGAGTAGGGTCTTTAGTTTCAATTGCACTGAGAATAAGATTAATCATAGCAGCACGTTTTTCAGGGGTTATCGATCCTGCTATTCTTTCAGGAGATACTCTAGATAGTGTACGCAATTTGTTACTAAGTTCTCCTAAATTAGGAACCAACTGAGCTATCTCGGCGCTTGTATCTTTTGAGAAAGCCGAAATGATACGGTCACCGACTTGTTGAGCGGTTAGTTGCCTGTTATATTCAAGAAGGAACTCAATGGCTCGCATGACAGAGGTTATCCTCTATCGCGGCCGAATAGATGATTCATATCTTCTTGACTAGCAGTGTTTTCCGGAGTAGAGTTATATGCAGTTGGATAAAGTCTCTTGATTCTTGAAACTTCATCAGGGATATTCCAACCACCACGAGCGATATGCATATCGGCAGATGCTCTCTTTAATTCTTCTGAATGATCTGTTAATTTTTCTGCAATTTCTTTCATCAATCCAGGGAATAATTCAGTAAACTGTTCTTCACCTGCGTTATAATCTTGCGTAGCATTCTTTAATTGTCGAGTTCCAGTGTGCATCTGCCACTTGCCGTTTTTATTATTCATGTTCTTTTTATCAATAATACTAACGATAGGACCATCCGCTGAATAACGAGAGAACCAACTTGCACCGGTGCTGCTTCCCGTGCAGAATTGACCTTGCGTGCCTTCTGCATTATTGAATGTATAGCAAGAGCCATAGTTCAAAGGAACGATAACATAATATCTGTCATTGTCAATAAGAACAACTTGCTTTGAATCCTTCTTCATTGCAGCGAGCTTTTCGGCGTCAGCAATCTTTCTTAGTGCATCACGGTACTTGTCTTTACGCACTACTTTTTGAAGTTGAGTGATTGAAGAAAAACGATTAAAGTCTTGGTCAATTGGATCAAGTAAGCCTCGAACGCTCAATGCTTTCCAAGAACCTAATGCGTCCCCGGCTTCACCGTTGATATCTTCATAATCAGCAGCATGATTCATATATAGTTTTGTCAACCAAGCGTCAAACTTACCTTCTCTTGATAAGTCACCGTAGTTAGTATGTGAAAGAGTTTGATCAATTAAGTCACTCCATAGTTGTACTACATCTTCATCTTTTGGTTTAGGGCCTAATTTTGCAAGTGCAGGAGCAGGAAAGGTATGATCATGCTTGACAGCCAAAGCAATTAATTTTGCTGCTCTAGGATCCTTAAGAATCTTTTCTGCGGCGTTAGCTTCTACTATTCTTGTTGAGTGTTTCATGGCGGCCCTTCTTATGCGTGTAATAATGTTTGTTTTAGATAATTCATGAGAGTTACCAATTTTTTATTATCGCCGTTTGCGATATCAGAGATTACTTTTCTTGGTCCCACATGATTTTGTGGTCCACCTGAACTACGATAGCCGCTCGTAGACATAGTGAAGGTACCAGTGTCATCTGGGTAGAAGTGACTTGCAGTCATATACAATGCAGGTCGTAACTTAGTTTTGATATGATCAGGAATTGTTTTTGGATTGTCCATCAATTCCTCTTGCATGTTTTTTAATTTTTCTAATAGTTGTAGCTTCTGTTTTGCTTTATGATATGAATCATTCTTGATTGCCATACCAATAACACCTTTAACATCTGCTATCGCTTGTTGAATATATCTATTATATAGAGGGAGCAACTTAATCATAACCGCGTCAAAGTTTTGATTATAGCCTGCATTCGGGTCTAATGAGTTTGGGTTCGTGATCGTTCTTGCGTCTTTACGTTCTTTGCGTTTTACGTCCACCGGTCCTATTGCATTATTAGATACCCCGCGATACGATGATCTACCGGAGTTAACAGCAGACCAATAGCCTCTGACTTTACCGATAGTTTCTTTTATTTGTTTAAACAAAGTATTAATACTACCGTCACTGAATCTTTCTACGCCCTCTTTACTAGATAGCACAATTACCCACTGAGAACCATTCCACTTGACTGCACCAGTACCGTCTTGCCCTTGAATGAGTACATAGTTAGGTGATCTGCTTTTAATATCTGCCCAGGTTATTTTTTGTTCTTCTTGCCATTGAAGATCATGTGGCATAGCTAATTCTTTGTGTACAAACTGGACGAGTGCATCAGAATATGGACTTCTACGAACGGCTGAATTGATAGTTGAATCTTCGTCAAGAATTTCTTCAAGTAGACTAGTCATAGTGCTGTGAAGTGCTAAACGAGCAGGATCATTCGCAGCAACTCTATGTGTCACTCTCGGCTTGAGGATTTTAATGTTTTCTTTAAATAGCTCTGTGCTTCTCATTGTTACGCCCTTGTAGTCTTTAAGATGCTTCTAAGCATCCAGTTGTGTTTTCCGTGAGCGTCAATGCGCTCTGCGATAAAGTTAGCGATACCCTGTTCATCTGCTTCTTCAGCAATATGGAATACTTCTCTCCACATAGACAATATCTTTTGATTGTCTTCGTATAGTTCTTGCATCATGAGTTCAGCACGTGGAATCTTTAATTGATCTTGAATCTGACCGAGTTCAGCATAACGAGTGATGCTGCCAGGAGTATATGAGTCAAGCTGACGGATTAGTTCCGCGGTACGATCAATAGTGTTGTTGTATACTTCTTCGTAAAAATTACCGAAGAATTCGTGATATTGCGGGAAGTTCGGGCCCTCTACATTCCAATGGAAGTTCTGAGCCTTAATTGATAAGGCATAAGCCGTTGCTAAAAGTGTTTTAAGTGCATCTGCTAACATTGTTGATATCCTATAGACTATTTATTCATTTGTGCAGAAGATCGCTAGCTTTTGTTTTCCAAACGTTAGGGAATATACCATGAACTATTAAAACAATTGCTATCTTCCATGCACGAAATAAATGCTCAAAATAGCCTTTCTTTACTTCTTTCAAATGTGACATTATTTATATGTCACTGTCTTCTTCTTCACCTATATCAATATACTTGATCGGGCGCTTAGTTAATGCTGCTGCAATAGCACGATGATTACCGTCAACAATATAACCGTTATCCATTACAATAATTCTGTTTGATAGATTTGGATCGTTAATATATTTGTCAATGATTTCGTGTTGCTCTGGCTTCATTCTTTCGAACAAATCTTCAAGGAACTCTACATTGTATTGTTCACACAAGTACATATCTAGTGTTCTTGGACTAATTATCTCTATTTCATATGGGTTGTCCCAGATCATAGTACCATAATCCCAGATAGTTTCGTCGTGATCTGGCTTGTTATTCTTGTAAATTTGATTTAAGGTGATAGTCTGTTCATTCATATCTTCGCTAGTCATCGCAATAATTCTGCGAGGGCCTTTACGCTTGAACATGTCATATTCTTGTTCATATGTAGTAGGGAAAGGTAGACCAAATGCACCACCGGTATGATGCTCACCATCCGGGTCTTCATTTAGATTGATAGATTCAATTATGCCTTCTTCTTGAAGTTCACGCATTGCTGCTATCAATGGATTAACAGATGGCTCGACGGGAGTATATGATTCAAACGTTGGTGAATCATAGTCTTGTATCGAATCTATTCTAGCCATTAGGTCTCGGATGTTCATTTTAATCCTAACGACTGAGGCCCTTCATGATAGCACTTTCTTTTGGTACACAGTTGGGGACAGACTTTCCGCCCTTCTTTTTCATCCCAACTTGCTTGTGACTATCCCAGCACTTTTCATCAAGCTGTTCTTCTTTTACTGTTCCGGCCATCTTTGGCTTGAACTTGCGATATGATTGTCCAGCGTTACCGCCTTGACCCATGCCGCCGCCGTATGAGGTATCTTCTTCGATCTCACCAGCTGGCTTTGCTCTGTATATGCGACGACCGCCTTCTCCGCTAGCACCAGTAGGATTATCAGTTGGTGTCTCGTTTAACAGTTTATTCCAAAAACGATTAATGCTTTCAGCTAATGCAGGGTAATCATTTCCGTACATTGCTTTAGTGTCTTTTGACAATTCTTGTTTAATTCTCTGTAACACTGCCTCTTCGTTCCCTCGCATTTGGCTAAGAAACTTTAAAGTAAGAATCGGATCTAATGGAACAGGTGAGTCATTGCGAATATAATGGAATAGTCTCGGTGCTACTCTTTTTAATTTTGCATAAGCGTCATCATATTCTGGTGTGATGAATCCACCTGTTTGATTTGTGCTTGTCTTTGTATCACTTATCTCACTGATAGCACCTCTGAACTGGCGATCCTTTAGACCACCGTATGGATTAATCTTTGCAGTCTTTTCTGCTGCATACATTCCGGTATAGTCTTCTTGCACTTCATCCGGGCTGATCTTAGCATGTTGATATGCTTTTGCTTTAGCAGTATCAGTGAGTCTCCAATACTTTACATGATAACCATCTGATGACTTCCAACCAATCTGTTCTCCTGTCTTAGGATCATTGTATGGCTTAACATATTGTTTGGCTTTCGCTTCTGACATGAAATCTTCGTCATCCTGCTCATAGCGTTGACGTTCTAGTGCTTCCTTGAATACTTCATCAAGCCCGTAGACTGCTGACTCTAGTGCATTGATTGCTGCATATACTTCATTCTCAGCGTCTTGTAATTCTTTTTCCGGAATGCCGGCCTTCTCAGCAAGCATCTGAATTTCAACAACGATCTCTGAAGCAGTCTGATCATACTTGATCTGCTTAGTGATTTGTCTTGCTTTTCTGTAGGCTTCGTCCATCGGCAATTTGGTATCGCCGGGTGAAGTGTACGTTGCTTCATTCTTTGGCTTCTTGCCTGCTTTCTTCATGGCGATAGCAATAGCGGCTTGTTGTGCTGGGCTACCAGCTTCGTCAACAATGCCCTTCATGATAGAGCTTTCGTCTTTTTTGCCGCCTGTTCCCCAGTTACTTGCGCCCTTCTTACGGCATTGAACTAACGCACCTGATGCATATGCAGAAGGCCATACTTTGTAACGTGACTTAACTTTGTGATAGCAAGCATCTTGCTTTTCATTCATCATTGATTCGTGAACAATAGGTCCGCGGCACTTTGGACATTCATTGAATGGTACGCCCTCATTAGTATTCTTTTTAGTAGCCACGTTCTTTGCCTTTCCTGTACGTTCTGGGTTTGGATCTTCTCTGCGCTTCTTTGAAGCTGCATACTTACGACCCTTCTTACCTAAGTTCTGTGCTTTCTTTTGTGGGAGGCATTTAGGCTTACCTTCGCTGTCATCACCTCTTGCACAAGCTCCACGAATCTTGCCATCAGGACCAAAACGAACCCACTTCTCTTTGAACCACTTGTGAAGGTTCTCATCAAGTTCAGTTTCGTCAACTATGCCCTTCATGATGCTGCTCATGACTACTAGCCTTTTTTGTTCTTATTGTCTAACATTCCGCGCTTATTAGCAGTTGCCCAGGCAATGTCAGATGCTTTGTCCTTAGACTTGCCTAGGTCACGCTCTGACTTTTCAATGTGCTTGACCATGCGGTCAACTTTAGCACCTTCAGCGGCGATACCACCAGCAATAACACCACCGGTCATTTCTTGAACTTGCTTACCTTCAAGATACTGACGAACTGAGTTTAGATAGTCTGCTGCTTTAGTGATCTTAGCTTGTACCCAGCCTTCAAGACCTTCATCTTCAGTAACGTCTTTGATCAACTTATGAATCTTGCTTGAATTCTTGTGAGCTTGATACAAATCACCTCGAGCCATCTCAACTTCATGGTCACGACGATCTTCAGCATGTGGAATAAAACCACCCTTTCTGTGTCCTTGACCAGGAACAATGATTAGGTCGTCTTCGTCTAACTTTGCTTCTCTGACTTCCTGCTTGAGTTCAAGTTTCTTATTAGGAAGCTTTTTCTTAAGAATCTCCAACTCTTTCTTTGCTTTAGTGATATCAGTATAATTTACAGCAGGCTTATTGTCTACATAAAGAACAGTTACGTTTTCCCCTTTATACTCTCCTGCCGCCTCATTCATCTTCTTGCTATTAGCAAATGGCTTTGAAGTCTTCTTGCCTGTAAACATACTATCTTTTGGTTCTTTTCCATACACGCCTTTTCCTACAGAAGAACGTTTTAGTGGTCCGCCGGTCATTGGGGCTGCTACAGTAGCAATTGAGCCTGCTGTTGTTGATTCGCAAATATCTGTAATTTTCATGGTGGTAATCCGTTCCGTTGATAATGTATTTATCTTAGAAACAAAAAGAGGCCCCATTTCTGAGGCCTCTTTAGTTTACGCTATACTACAGTATTATTATGCTGTAGGTGGCGTAGCTTCGGGTGCAGCAGCTTGTGCTACTGCTTCTGCTGCCTTAGCTGCTTGAGCTTCGACATACATCGGACCAACAGTGTTGAGCAGATGCTCCTGATTTTCCATACAGAATACATAAGAGCCAGAGTGACGGAGAAGAACTCGCTTGTCAACCCAAATCTTACCACCGATATCACGCCAGTTTTCACAGAACGTCCAGTCTTCACTGTAGTAGCGATTCTGACGAACAGCAGTATCAAAATAAGTCTTCAAATACTGATCGTACTTCGGATCAAGACCGATATCGTTCTTGTACTGCTTAACAGCCGGGTGACTGTTCATCTTACCGAATACATGCTTCTTCATGAGAAGGAAGCCAGTACCTGCCTTTGATACTTCCTGAAGGCCATCAGCGCCTTCTTCTGCACCCTCAAACCCGTTGACAACCCACTTGATGGGCATCGTCTTCATTGGATAAAGTCCACCGATAACGTCAACGTCCCTGTTCAAGAGGACTAGCAAGTGCCAGGGCTCCCAACCGATATCAGCGTCAACGAAGAACAAGTGTGTTGCTTCGGGCATGTCTAGGAACTTAGCAGTAAGAGTATTTCTAGCTCTGCTGATAAGTGATTCATTTACCATTGTTTCAAGTGTCCAGTCAATGCCTAACTGACGGGCAGTGTTTGCCCACTTGATGAATGACATGAATGTTGATTCAGTCAACATACCACCGTAGCAAGGCATTGCGATATGAACCTTAGTTGTACGTAGGAAATCTACGTTAACTTGAACTTGCCCCTGTTGTGGTTGTTCGTCCTGAGCTTGCTGTTCCGTGATTTCTTGAACAGCTTCCTGCAATTGCTCTACAGGAATGTTTGCTTCTTCCGAAGCGTTCTTAGTCTTTGTTGGTTTACGTGCCATGTAGTCCTCTTCTTGAAAATGTGCAACTAGCAATGATATTTACACGGTGAGGAGGGGGTGAAATTATTTTTCTTCTAAATAATCGCTGTTTTCGGTTAAACTACTTTGTTCTACATGATGTTCAACGCCCAAAACATCACCTAGCATATTCAAACTTGCTAGATATTTCTTCTGTGATGCTGCGGCTCTTTCGGCTGACCAATGCGACTTGTCTCCGGTATAGTTCATGTAATTGTCACTATACTTTACCATCATAGCAAGAAGGTTCTTACTATTGATGATCTTGCGGATGTTGTCAGCATAGGATAACGACTTATCTTTAGTGAGCAACTGTACTGCTTCGATGACCGCTGGACTGAATCCTCGTTCAGCTAGGTCCTCGGGTTTGTATGGAGTATCCTCTAGTACATCATGTAATAGAGCTACTTTAACTGCTTCTGAATTGAATCTAGGACCAAAGAACTTTCTACCAATCGCAGCAACTTGTCTAGGATGTGATGAGTATGGCTTATCGCCGTACATCTGACCTTGCTCTGTGTCGTGCGCTCGTTGAATAAATCTCTTAGTTCCTGGAATATTGTATTCATCTAGTTGAGCTTTAGCTTCACTCAATAACTTAACGAACTTAGCCTTCTGTTCTATCGTGGCTTCACTGATGAGAGGCTTAATTCTCTGAATGAATTCTTTAATCTCTTTGTGCTTTATTCCTGCTGATGCAGTGTGCATTAGCTTTTTGATCCAAGCTGTGCCTAGCTTATCAGTATCGAATGCTTTAGACCATAACTTCAGTTTTGCTTCTTCACTAGCATTTGGATCCTTTAGGATGTCACGTAGCATAGTAAAGCTAATACCAGTACCGCCCTTACCTGCTTCACGTTCTGTTCTAACAGTTTCAAAGTCTACTTGATCTTGTGTGCCGCCGTACTTAGCAATTGCTGCAGGATCCTTCATTCTTCTTTCAAGAGAATCCATCCAATTCTTCATGCCATCATAACGATCACTGCCTACAAGTAGAATGATCTTATTATAAGGGCTATTCTCAGGAAGAACGAGTTCCTTCTCAATTTTCTTCATTGGAGTACCCTGTGCATTCCATAACTGAATGTTATTAGCGTATTCAGGATAGAGCTTACGTAGAGTCTGCAACTTCATCTCAGGTGGAATAGGATCGTCATTACCAACTACTGGGCTAACAAAGATATACGGATCACCGCCGACTTGCTTCGCAGTATCGATAGTTTGATTGATTAATTGTTCATGACCCTTGTGACCAACAAAGCTACCTACAGTAACAACTGCTGGTTTAGAACGATTATTCTCAGTTGGCTTTCTGTTAGCTGCTTGCTTTACAGCCATCTTTTCTTTCATGTCAGTACTAGTTACTTTAGCGAGTAATCCACTAGGTAGATTAAGGACAAGTCCTTCGATCATATTACCTAATTGATCCTTACCTTCTAGTCTTGGACTATGAATAATAGCATCACTTAATTGTTTACGAGCATGAGATAGAATCTCTTTTGCTTTAGTCTTCTGTTCTGATTCACCGCGTGACTTTACAGCAGCTAGTAATGCATTTGCATTTCTAACAACAGGGTTGATGATAGAGCTTACATCTAGGTCACGTTGCTTTAATTGATTGTTGACGATCTTGATTTCTTTAGTGCTATCTCTTAGCAATTCTTGCTTGATCTTAGCAGCATCGGGTCTTGGTTCGCCTGTGCTAAAAGTCTTCACGCTGAATGGAACTAGGGTCATGATAGTCCCTAGCTTCTTTTGATCGTATGGAATATTTACGAACGTAATACCATCTTCTGATTGCTTACCCATCGGCATGAATAGCATTTCTGCTTGAACGATAGTATCAGCAGGAAGGCGCTTGATAAAGTCAGATGATACGATAGTCTTTAGAGCTTCGTCATACTTCTTCGTGAACTCAAGTCGTTCAGGATCCTGCCCCATAACGTTACCGAATTGCTCAAAGTCACCGTAATTCTCAGCATACTTAGGATCAGTAACCTTAGAAGTCATAAAGAAGGGCTTACCTTCTTTGTCTTTACCGAAGCGAATGCCAGCACCATCTACTTTGAGATTGATGGGAGCACCGTCAAGCTTCCCGTCCATACCCGCAATCTCTTGACACATACGAATGAAGTCAGCGTCTTTCATTTCAACGCTGCTACCAGGATTGTAGATGTGCGGAATACCCTTGCGCTTATAGTTAGGAGCATCTTCGTCTAGTGCATTCTTTGCCATGCCCTTGACAATATCGCTTGACTTCTCATCTTCGTCATCAGCAGAAGTCATCTTATAACCAGCATAGTAATCTTTCATCATCTGATCAAGATTGGCTGGCTTAGGTACCTTCAATACTTTAAGTAAGTGATTAATAGCAGTAGATTTCTCTGCTTTATCTTTGTCAGGATTGTTCTTATACATACCCTGAGCACCAGGGCCAATTACTTTCAACAGGAACGCTTGTACAATTTGATTCTTTTCTTCTGGAGAAAGTAATTGGTTCATTATATCAAGCAAGCCAGAGAATGACCAAAAGTTCTTTGATAGTTCTTGTGCCTTCTTAGGATCTAAACGCTTACCAAGAACAGTTTGAAAAATCTTTCCAATATCTTGAATGTAGCCTGATGTAGGTGCTGCTCTCATTACTGGTTTGCCGTCTTTGATTTCTGGCTTACCAGTAGTAGCATCCATGACTGGTTCATACTTTGCTCTTAGACCGCCACCTTCTTTAGATGACACAGCAAAGCTGTACATGTTGTCTACAGTAGGTACATCTTCTTCCTGTCGTGCTTTACCACGACCTACCATTTTACGCAAGTAAAAATCTTTACGAGTCAATGCAGTGAATGCTTGAATCAATAGCTTATGGAATACGCCCTTCACGCCTGCTTGTAGATCATCCCAAGCTGAACTATGACTGAAACGTGCCCAGTCTGTTGGCTTTTCACCCTCAAATTCTACGAATTCAAAGTCAATCTGAATCTTGATAGGAGGATTTTGAAGCTCCCAGAGTGAACTGAACTGTTCGTTGCCACGCTGAAAGCCTCTCAAGACTGCAGGGCCCACTTGCTTATCTTCGTTCTGAGTTAGGAACTGACTTAGTTCAGCCTCTAACTCTTTATTAACCATCGTGTCCATATCGCCTACTGTAGGCTTCTTGGATACGAATGTTTCATCAGGAATACCCTGCACATTAAAGAAGTGCAAGCTAGACCCACTCAGAAACTCCCCGCTCTTTAATAGCTCAGGGCTCCACAAAGGCTTTTTGAATTGTTTAGCAAATGCTGCATCGATAGATGCTAGCAGGTTGTTCAGAATAGGAACAATGTAGCCTCTATTAGTTACTTTAAGATCAAGATGTTGTGCCTCATGACCACGGATAGCAAGGTTTCCGCCTTCTACTAAGCGTTTGCGGTTTTCTACTATGATCTGAGAAATCTTCATATTAATAACTCGGTTTTACTTCGCTTCTTTACGTGCGTTCTTCTCTTCGGTAATTTCGTTACGACGAGACTTGCAAAGCTTTGCAAGTTCACCAAGTGCCTTACGGGCACGAGTACCAGCAGCAGCATTTCCATTGTTGAACTTTTCGTTTTCTGCGAGGAAAGCTTCGAATTGAGCCTTCATGTTGATTGTTGTTTCCATTTTATTTCTTCCTTTAATATGATAATTTAATGTAGTTCACGCCGCCATTCTGAAAGTCTTCAACTTTAGCTCTCAGATAGACGAAATTGCCTTCAACGTTAGTGTACATTGAAGCGTTGGATGCGATTTGAGGGGCAGAATTAGCCGGAGCAAAAGCATTTGCTTCCAGTTCATATACTCTGAACCAATCAATTTCGTTTGGGGTTGTAGCAAGAGTAGCTTCGATAACAATGTTACCCACACAGCTAGTAAGACTGATGTTTACAGTCTGTAAGTCTCTATTACCTAGATAGTATCCTGCGCCAGGCTGCGAGTTACTAGTGACCGTGTAAGGTGCACCGTTGCCTGGATTAACATAGGCTGTTTGCGGCAGAAGGATCAAAGTAGTAGATTGAGCCATTACGCTTTCTCAACTTCTACCAAGACACCTTCGCCGGCTAGTTCCTGAGCTACTTGTTCTAATGCAGCTTGCACATCTTCTGTGACAATTGCAGTTGCGGTATCGCTGTCCTTAACAAGTTTAGATAACTTGATGACAACTACGTCCTCAATCATTTTGGCCATAAAATACTCCGTTAGTATAAGAGTATTTATCTCATTCCTACTTCTTTTCTAATTTGTAGGATTTTCCCAGAATTTCCGGAAACATCAGATGCATCATCAAGATGTTTCTATCATCATTATAGTTAAAATAGTGACCTTCGTGAAAATATACATTCGGCCATTGCTGACCCAATGCTCTTTCTAATGTACTATTTGGAACCATATCAGGTGTGCGTTCCAAATAGTCAATTAGTTCTTGTCTGATGTGACCTGGTTTAGTCAAAGTTTTCAAAAATACTCTGTACGCAGCAGGAGGTTCCTTCTTAAACTTAATCACTCCGGCGGGCATAGGAACAACACGAGTGACCTGAGAATTAGGACTAAAAGCTAGAACCTCATTAATGATATTCAAATCATTAGAATATATACACACTCCGTCTCCTTCACGACGAAACGTGAGATCCTTGCTCTTTTTATACTTTTTTCTGAAGGTTAGATAGCTACCTATAGCCTCATAATCAATCGCATTTAGATTGATCTTTCTTCGATAGGTAAACTTATACTGTTCCTCTTCTTTCAATCGTTCTTCTACTCTCTCACGAAACTCATTTAAGTCATCCACATAATGAGCATGATACATCTCAGCAAGGTTAAAGTGTACCCTGTAGCTAAACTTGTTGAAGTAAAAGCGTCTAGTTTCTTTAACCTTGATTTTCGACTTGGATAATACCGTCATCACCAATCCTTGCTGTTTGCTTATGCGTTACGTTGTATGCAATCTCGCCATTCTCCATGACTACCATGACGTTTGCGTTATTGATACGCTCAAAGAGAATCTTCTTTGATAGCGGAACACGAATCAATTCATCAATCTTACGAGAAAGAGGACGTGCGCCCATCTTACTATCATAGCCCTGCTCTGCAAGATAGTCAACTACCGGTTCAGACAGATTAAGAGTGATGGCATGCTTCTCAAGTAGTGGCTTCTTCAATTCTTCAACAAACTTGATGACAATCTTCTTGATAGACAGGTTGTCCAGCTTGTTAAACTTGCAAACCATGTCAAGACGATTACGGAACTCAGGCTTGAAGAACTGCTTGAGAGCCTTGTCATCTTCTCCGGTCTTCTCTAGAGCACCGAAGCCAATATTGTTACGCTCGTTATCAGCAGACCCCAGATTAGAAGTCAGGATGATGATAGAGTTCTTCATTGATACTTCTTTGCCATTAGAACCAGTAACACGGCCTTCATCTAGCATCTGCAAGAAGATGTTGAAGATGTCAGGATGTGCCTTTTCTACTTCGTCAAATAGTAGAATAGAATGCGGGTTCTTGCTCAGGTCTGAAATTAAGCGTCCGCCTTGTACTTGCGAATCACTAAAGCCCACGTAACCTGGGGGAGGACCAATCAAGCTGCTTACGCTATGCTTCTCACCGTACTCCGTCATGTCGTACTTTAGAAGCGGCATATCTAAGTTCTTAGACAGCAGCTTTGCCAATTCTGTTTTACCCGTGCCCGTTGGGCCCAAGAACAAGAAACTCGCAATCGGCTTCTTATCGTTACCGATTCCCGCAAACGAGACATATACACGCTCAAGAACCTTATCTACAGTCTCATCCTGACCATAGAGCTTGTTCTTCACGTTCAATTCGAGGTTGTTGATACGATCAAAGTTATCACCGCTCAATTTATCAGCGGGGACACCTGTGAACTTCTCTACTTGCTCGTGGATCAATACCTTAGTAATATCAACGCCCTTGTTTTCAAGTACACGTTGCTTTGCACAAGCCGCATCAAGCAAGTCAATCGACTTATCAGGGTTCTTGCGGTCATGAATGTAACGATCAGCACTATCTACTGCGGCTTCAATTGCTTCTTCTGTGATATTAACATCGTGGAAGTCGTTGAGTCGAGTAGCAAGTCCGCTAAGGATACGAACTGTAGAATCACGAGAAGGTTCATCGATAGTGACACGATAGAATCGACGCATCAATGCACGATCCTTTTCAAATGATTCGTAGAATTCTTCCCAAGTCGTAGAAGCGATAACCTTAAGATGACCCTTCGTGATTGCTGGCTTCAACATGTTAGCGAAGTCTGTTCCACCGCCGCTGCCTGCATTTCCTGCACCTTGCATGGTGTGGGCTTCATCGATAAAGAGGATTGCCTTCTTCTTGATAGTCAATGCTTCGATTACATTCTTGACCTTTTCTTCGAAGTCACCGCGATACTTAGAACCAGCAAGCAACGAACCAATCTCAAGAGAATACAACTCGTATCCCAGCAAGAAGTCAGGAACTTCGTCTTCGATGATTGCATTGGCAATGCCTTCTGCAATAGCAGTCTTACCGACGCCAGGATCACCGACCATCAGAACGTTTGACTTGAAACGCTTTGCGAGAACATTAATGATGTCATCAATTTCCTTAGCACGACCGATAACAGGTTCGAGCTTTCCTTGACGAGCAAGTTCAGTGAGATTGATAGTGTATTCTTCAAGAATCTCATCAGCTTGATTGGTGCTGATGCCACCCGAGAAATCTCCGCCCTTATAGTGCTTCTGCCAGTGAGCAAGAAACTCACCCTTAGTAATACCATACTTCAATAGGAAGTAATGAGAATGGCTGCTTCCCTCATGAATGATGCTCATGTAAAGATCAATCGTCATTACTTGGCGACGACCAGTAAACAATACTTGAGTAACCGAACGATTCATTACTCGCTCAAGTGTGTTAGTGCGCTTCGGCTGACAATTAGGGTCTTTGGATTCGATAGCATGAAGACCATTGATGTAGGCTTCAACTTCTTGAATCATAAGATCAGTTTCTACACCAAAGCTGTTCAAGCACTTCTTAAACGGAGGGTGAGAAATCAACGACCAAAGTAGATGCTCTACGGTGCAATATTCGTGCTGGCGCTGCTTCGCTGCGTCAATAGCACGTTCAATGATGTTTTCAATTTCAGGTGAAGTTTGCAATTATTAGTCCTTCTTACTTTATATAATATTTAGTTCGGGTGATTACGCTTAATAGCATCTATTACTTCAGTATCAATACTAGCAGGAATATAGGGCTTTAGCAAGAGTATTTGGTCGCCTTTTCCACCGTTTTGTGATGGCATACCGTGCATTGCTAACTTAATCTGTTGATAAGGCTGTGTATTGGGAGGAATAGTTACTTGTAGTGTATTTCCTGCAAGAGTAGTGAACTCTATCTTAGTACCTACAATCAAGTCAAGTACCGAGATAGGAACGTTTGAATATAGATTGTCTCCCTCACGAGTGAAGTTTAAATCAGGTTGAATGATGAATTCGATTATCAGATACCCATCTTCAATTAGATTCTCGTATCTAATACTTGTGCCAGATTGAATACCCGGTGGTATTTTAATGTTTACAGTCTTTACTCCTTTAGGAGTACCTAACTGCAATATCTGTTCAGCGCCGTTGTGTACATCTAACAGAGATACATTAACTCGTGTGCGAAAGAGTTGTCTTTGTGGTTGCTGTTGTTGAAATGGGTTAGCTCGTTGACCGAACGCTGCACCGAACATTTCATTTAGATCGAACCCGTTCACGTTGAATGAGAATCCACCTGGATGTTGAGCGAATCCACCGAAATGATTCTGTTGAGGAGGATTGTCGTAGGCAGCACGTTTCTGCGGATCACCTAGCGTATCGTATGCCGTCTGTACTTGATGAAATACATCTTGATTACCGCCTCGGTCAGGATGATGCTCCATCGCAAGTTTGCGATAAGCCTTTTTAATTTCTTCGGGCGAGGCTGAACGTGGAACGCCCAGTGTGTTATAATGATCCATTGTCATACACTAACACACCGGGCATGTATTGTCAAGAGTTATTTGCCTAAGAACGCACTCGCTGGACCAGCCGGAGCGCCAACTGCGGTGTCAACATTAGCTGCACCTTCAATCTTTTCTTTAGTACGACCATACGCAGCGATACCAAGAACAGCACCCATTGCGATGTGGAATAATCCAGCGCCCTGAAGTGAGATTGGTTGCCAAGGAGTCGTCACGCTACCTGAACTAGCAGCCTGAAGGATAGACCATGCGATTGGGAACAGAATAAAGTCGAATACACAGACCGCCATATACATCCAGCCCATTGCCGGACGCCACTTCTTATTGATCCAGTCTTCACTTTCCTTGTCATGCTTTACAAGCACTTCTGCATTTTGTGCTGCGTTATTGCCAGCTTGTGTTAATGCAGCATTGTTTAGATTCATAAGCTGGTTGGCTTGTTCATTTCTTTCGTGTACTTGTGCCATAAAACCCTCGTCATGTGCCATCGATTCGTGATGATCGTCGTTCTTTGCGACTAGTTGTAATTCTTCACTGGCATTTGGTTTAGATAGCACTAGACCAAATACTGATTTTCCGGGTAGTCCGGTGTTTTCTTGTTCATCTGTCATATTAAATTCCTGCCATATCTTTGATGCTTCTAATGTATGCATCCTCTTCGTATATAGGCTTAGTTGCTAAACCAGCAATAGTTCTGAATTCATTCAGTTCTTTTTCTGATTCCTTTTCAGCTTTATACACGTTTGGATTCAATATCATTTTATCAGCAATTGCTTCGGGGTCAGCGGGACAGTCTTCGCCCTCAATTTCTACATTCCAATCTTCTAGTTTTAGATCAGTAAGTGTTTCTAAATCAGAAAGTAATGTACAAATACGTGAAGGTACCTTAGAACGACGGTCCATTTCAACGAACACGAGGTATTTTCCTGGTTCTAATTCACCATCGCTAACACTAGCATCTAGTACCCAATCATACCCACGCTCAAACCAAGTTACTAAATCTGTTGCTGCTAACTTAGAATATACGGTAAACGTGATAGTTACGATAGCATTGTCAGGACCCATCTTTGCTGCATATTCGTCAACGGTGACTTCGTTTTTCAACTGGTCCTTGAGGTCCATATAGTCGAGGCTTTCGTTAAGTTTCATCATTACACCTGCGGGGCTAGTCCACCGGCTGCTGCATCAGGTTGTGCTTGTTCCTGTTCAGTGTCCGGTCCTTGACCGTCTGCCTTTGTGGAGTCATCTAAATCTTCATTGTATGCGTCTTCGATCTCGCTCAAGTCAATTGTATCATCAGCAATATCGATGCTACCTTCCTTGATGTCATCCATGAGTTCGAACGGAATTTGGATCTCAACGAACCAAACTTTACGCTTGTTCATCTTTGGGTACCTAGTACCGGGAACGAAGTCTTCGTAATCTGCAACTTCTACTGGAACTTCAAGTTCTGACTTTCCGAATCTCACTTTGCAACCGATCGTGTGTAGTCTCAACGCACCTCTAGGATCGGGCATCAGCTTATGCGGCCACATGAATATACAAGTAGCTGAATAACGTCCCACTACAGGACCTTGTACTAACTCACCGATCAACCAGTTTTTATAAGCGTACAGATCGGCTTCATCAAGCACACGCTCGAAATCAAGCAAAGTGGACATAGAACCATCACTCATGTAGACATTGCGAATGGTATCTACAATGCTAACAAAGTCTATGTCATTAAAGAATTTATCTGCTGGTAAACTTTTCATGAATGTATTTATCTTTGGTAAGACTGAAACGAGGAAAGCATTTCTTACTCAGCAGTCGAAAATATATTTATCACCGGAAACTATTATTCACGTACTCATAGTTTACTCAATGAACCTTTTCTAAGTAAGAATGAGAACAAAAGTTCTCTAGTGAAACGCAATATATCTTAGGAGATCAAACTTGCCTAAAAGAAGAACAAGCGCACAACCGAGAGACAGAGAGAGAAAACGATACTCAGACGAAAGGACATTCTATATGAAAGAGTCCAAGACTATCGACTTTAGTCAAACCCAACCCAAGAAAGTACGAAAACCAGTCGAATTAGTGCCACAGAGCATAAATCAGGAAAAATACATAATCTCATTGACAGACCCTGAAACAGATATCGTAGTGGTTAGCGGACCTGCGGGAACAGGTAAAACATATCTAGCAATGCTAGCAGCAATTAAAGCGATGAGACAAGGAGAATGTAATAAGATTTTACTAACAAGACCAGCCGTAGCCGTCGATGACGAGAAACACGGATTCTTACCTGGCGATCTAAATTCTAAAATGGAACCGTGGGTAAGACCTCTATTTGACGTATTAAGAGAGTTCTATACTACAACAGAACTTGAATATATGGTTAAAGAACAAGTTATTGAGATTGTCCCACTAGCATTCTGCCGTGGACGCAATTTCAAACACAGTTGGATCATTCTAGATGAAGCTCAAAACGCTACACCTAGCCAGATGAAAATGCTGATGACTAGAATTGGTGAGGGGAGTAAGATAGTCATTACTGGAGATGTAGAACAGACTGATCGTAAAACACCTGAGAACGGCTTACTAGACCTGACGCACAAGATTGAAAATTATCGTGTGCCCGGTATGGCAGCTTGCAAATTTGATATGAAAGATATTAGAAGACACGAAATCATTGAACACATCCTGACCATGTATTCATGATCACTATGGTAAACGGGGCAATTGCCCCGTTTACTATTTCTTCTTTGGGGGAGCTATCATAGCAGCTAACTTTTCCTGCTTCTTCGTGATAATTGCTTCCTTCTCTAACTGTTCAACTAGAGTAGGATAGACCCTCGCATAATACTGCTTCATTAGATCGAATGTAGTGTCATGTTCCCTACCTTCAATAACACACTTGACCACCTTTTGGTCAGCAAAGTCCATGATAACATTCTGCGAGTTCATATCCGATGTACGAACACGCTTACTGACAGAGACCATTTCGTCAATCTGTCCGTTATCTTTTCTCATAAATGAAATCAATAGGTATCTCATTCATATTTCTCCCAACAATTGTTTTCATAATCCCAATGACGATTATCATAAAGGTTGATGATGAAAAAGTGTCTGAAAAGTTCTATCTCAAACATCAGTCCTGCATGGTCACGCCCAAATGGTGCAAAGTGAATATCAGCACCTAGCAAAGAATTTCCTCCTCGGCTAAACTGTACTTCTAAACTCTTGTTCTTACTTATCTTCCAAGTATTTACAATATAATCTTTTTGACTGATATCCTTAAAAGGCCAGCTAAGGGTGAAGCCTAAGTATATCAAGACGTAAGTTCCACAAGTGTTGCTGCAAGACTGATTTCAGTAATGCCTACGAGTGGCAGATTAGCAAGACCATTACGAATAATAATGATTGCTGCATCCTTCTTCTCTTGCGACTTGCCCCAAAGATCGAGGTTGTCGTACATGAAACGATAGCAATCTTCAACACGAGTTGGATACAGACTAATATACTGCATCAATTGCTGACGGCCCTCAAGAATCTTTCCTGCCTTGAACAATTCTGTAGCAGAGATAAGAATCTCATCTTCACCTGATCCTTCAGAATGCGTAGGAACCAGCTTGCTTGAAGTTGAATTGTTCTGTAGCTGATTGAGACACTTGCGAAGATCAGGATAAGTCGCACGAACATACGTATCAAGATCATCCAATTCAAACTCAATGTTTTCAGAGAGAAGAACCGTAGCTGCACGAGCAGTGAAGTCAGTCATATCGGGCTTTGCGATATGAAACTCATGACAACGAGACTTTAGTGCAGGGATGATCTTGTGCTGATAGTTGCAAGTCAGAATATAGCGAACAGTGCTTGCATACGCTTCCATGTCGTTGCGAAGTGCTGCCTGAAACTCAGCGGAAGTGTAGTCAGCTTCGTCAAGCAGAACGATCTTCATTCTGCCGAAAGGCATAGTCTGTGCAAAAGAGTTGATCTTGTCTTTGACGATAGCAACACCGTT